GGACGTGCAGTTTATGGACGGGGGCCGGAAGGGGGACTTGGCCCACGTGTACAGCAAGAGCCGAGCCCGTACGGTGGTTTTCAACCTATCCAGGACGATCCAGAAGGACGTAGGCTACGATCCCATGGATGGGGTGTACGCCTTTGTGGAGAATCTGAAGGATGGGATGATTTACAGCCCGAAGTTCAATTCGGGGACTTTCTTGACGATGGGATCGAATGTGATTATCTTCGCGAACTTTGCTCCGGACCAGAAGAAGCTCAGCCCTGACCGTTGGAACATCCGTGAAATTTAAACGTCCTTGTAATAAAGACGCATGTAACCCGCGAGGGACGCGACGTTGTCTGTAGTAAGAGTATTGTATTGTTCATAGGGAATAGCATAGATAGCCAACGGCTTATTGACAATATCCAAAACAGTATTGTTGTAGACAATATCCGAAGCACGTTTACGCTTAATCCAGAGTTTAATAACTTTGGTGCGTTCCTTGCGCAACCAACCAGATACATTTGTGTAAGCACCAGGATGAGATCCGCCGAATGTATGTACTTTGTCATATAGGAACTTCACTCCCACATCAGGATCAGCCGGTGGTAGCATATTATTCCCCATAGCCCCAGCACCAGCAACTTGGAATGGATCAAATTGTGCTGTAGTGATAACACCATTGACTAACTTAGGCAATACAGCCACAATCAAACGGATCATGCAATTAGGCCGATCATCTTTGTTTGCCAAATAGAGCTTGAGAGACATGCCACGAGGCGTAATCTTATCACCGATACGATTGTATCGCTCGACACCCTTATTAATGAATGCCCACGGATTGAAGAACTGAGGAATAGCCGTAACATTAACCGGAACTAGGCCTCCTACGTTTGACCCCAGATTGTGATACAACTGATGATTCTCCAGTCCCCTGTCGTAGTACTTCGTCTCCGCTGTCTTCAGAAGAACTTTCTTCACCCGACTCTGAAAAGTCGCTTTCCGATACTTCCGACTGTACTTCCCACGACGACTCTTCTTCCAACTCTTGTTGTACTTGCTGTACTTCCTCTTGAATGCCATCCATGCAAAAATTTTGATTTGACCAGTTGGGCCCATCTTTTATAGGGAACCGGTGGTACCGGTACCGAGGTGGGGGGTAATAGTGGACCCCCACCTCGGTCACGTTCGGGTACCGCTACGTGACCAGACTGTAAACCTATTTGACCAGTTGGAAATTTCTATTTTGGGTGAATTAATTTTAATTTGTCTATATATACTGGGTCTCCTCGACAGGGAGCATCCTGGCAGGCCAATGCCTTCATTGAACTTTTGTGGCACGCTCAACAATTACACTCCGGCAGAGGTTGCCCATTTGAAGAATGAGAGGAATGAGGTTAAATATTTTCTGGCAGGGTTTGAGTTGGCACCTACTACTGGAACTCCGCATTTGCAGATTTATTTCCAGTTGCACAAGCAAGTGAAGATTACGACTATGCATCACTGGCAGGGATGGGAGAGGATCAGCAAGATCCAGCCATGTAAGGGGTCTGATGAGGAGAATTATGTGTATTGCACGAAGAGTGAGAATTTCTTCGAGTATGGCAAGAGGGAGGCACACAAGGGGCGAGGGAACCGCACCGATCTGGACGATCTGAAGCATGACATTGACAATGGTATGACATATGATGAGATTTGTGACAAGCATTTTCAGCACGCAATTAAGTATCATGTATTCATTAAAGAACGCATCCAGGCGAGGGAGCAGGGTATGCTGCACGACTCTTTGAAAAAGCAATACGTAGGCTGCTCTTTGAGGCCTTGGCAGCAAGAGATTCTGGACATTGCCCAAGGGGAGATTCATCCGAGGACGGTTCATTGGTTCTGGGAGAGGGAGGGGAATGTGGGGAAAACATGGATCACGAAGTACTTGGCGGTCCAGGAGGACGTGCAGTTTATGGACGGGGGCCGGAAGGGGGACTTGGCCCACGTGTACAGCAAGAGCCGAGCCCGTACGGTGGTTTTCAACCTATCCAGGACGATCCAGAAGGACGTAGGCTACGAT